GCCATCCACCTGCGCCTGTTTCAGCACGTAAGTCGTGTGAAACTTCTGGATGTATTCCAACCCAGTACAATTCACCAACACGTGGAACAGCCTTGTTTGCACGCATTTTAGCAATTGCTCTACGGATATTTGCTGAAGTGATGACAGAACCACCGGTAACACCAGTAGTTGTTGTTCCACCACCTGAGTAAATTACGTTTGAGCCTTGACGTAGCACTGTTTGTGCAAAGTTGTCAATAGAATCTGCCATATTAAATGCGATGATGTCAGCAATTGCTGGGTCAACATCAGACAATGAGAACAGTTCTAATTTGCGTGTTGCGATTGCAGCGTTACCGTATTCGTTTAGAGTTACGGTTACGTTGCTTGTATTTCCTAAAGCAACTGAATCTGGGTCTACAGTTTCAGTTAAAGTGCCGGTTACTGCCGATAAATCAGTGTATAACTGGAATACGACAGATGAACCTGGCATAGCCTGTTGTGCTGGACGCTTATCTGCAACATCGCGGATAAGTGGCATAGCACGAAGAGCAAATTCTACATAGCGGTCATAAGCAGTCTGTACCAAGGAAGTTCCGAGGGACGCGGTGCTAGTACTTGTATAATTTTCTGTAGGCAATTTAGTTCACCTTCTTTCAAGGTTGATAGTAGTTGCGTTTATCTGCCGAGAGATTGACCGAAAAGAAGTTGGTCAAGTTCATCTTTGGTCTTCGCAGCCATAACCTTTTGGTGTTGCGTTTGCTCACCTGAAGGGTTCTGTGCTGTTGAAGTCACATTGTTGATACGTTGATTATTTCTAATCGTTTCCTCATCAACGGCAGGTTGAACAGGCTCATCTTGTTTAATACCGAATACATCACTGTATTCGTTTAACCAAGCATCAATCTGTTCAGGTGTGTTCACATCACTAGGAATAAGTTTCGCTAGTTTATCTGATACACCTTTTGAGGCCAATACATCTTTGACGGAACGGGAACGCATATCAGAACGCAGTTGAGAAAGTTCAGCCTCAATGGCTTCTCTTTCCTTTTGTGCTTTCTTCAAAGCCTTACGCAATTCTGCGGGGCCATTATCTTGTTCTTCTATTTCGTCTTCGTATTCGTATTGGTTGGCCATTGCAGCCACTCCCTTTCATTAAGTTGTCGTACACCACATACACAAACAGGGGAATCTGTGATGGCTTGTACTACCGGTCTTCGGTTACGCTTCTAAGTGCCGGTGCGCTTAGCAGGTTTTTAAAACTGGCCTGTCATACTGCGTGATAGAGAACCTCTACCTACGCCTGCTTGACCAGCAAATCTTGATTGCTCAATTTCAGAAAGACGTTGAATCCTTTGTTTATAATCAGCAGAAGATTCTCCACCAAACACTGCTGTAGTTGTTTCCTCTAAACCAACAGGTTGTGCACCAGGTGTTATAGCAGAAAGTCTTGAAGCAACAGGTTGTATTTGTGCTATTTGTTCAAAACCTTGACGGGCTTCTTGTTGAGATACACCAAGTTGACCAGCAAATCTTTCAGCCATAGGAGCAGCAATCTGTATACCTTGACGTGCAGCCTCAGCACCAAACTGTGCAGCCTTTTGTTGACGTGTAATAGCAGGTAAAGCACGCTCAGGGTCAAGGGTATAAGCAATCATATCGCCAGTATTTAAACCGTAATATGTTCGCAAAGAATCAGTATAAAACTTATCAGCATTTTGTAAAGATTGATTAGCAATATTTACACGTTCTTGAAGTTCAGTGGGTGCAATATCTGCACCAATAAATTTACCAAAATCATCAGGTTGGTCATAAAAACCTGAAGGAAGTTGAGCATCTTTAAGAATCTTTTTATAAGATGATTCAACAGAAAGATATTCACCAGGAGTTAAAACAGGTAAACCTGCTTTACGGCGATTCTCATTACCAATAAAACGTTGTTTATATTCAGGTGTTTCTTGAAGTTTAAGTGTTACAGTGTCAGGTGTAAAACCTTGTTGAACAAATTCTTTAATTTTAGGTGCAAGAGCACTAAGACCATAAGAGTTAAATACTTGAGAAAGGTATTCAGACCAATCAGTGCGTTGAGATTGAAGACGAGCATTTTCAACTTCTTGTGCTGCAAGTCTTGCTGCTTCTTCAGCGGAAACCTCTGAGGTAGTACCAGCACCCGCACCTGCTTGTTGAGATTTTAAAAATGTTTGACGTTGTTCAAGGGTACCAAGAAATGCTTTAGGGTCAGTCTTAGCACTAAGTTTTGAAGTGTTAGCCTTTAAAAATGCTAACTCGTTATTAGATACACCTTCACCAGTTTTAGCAGCCTGAGCAATAACCTTTTGTGCAGCAGCCTGTTGTGCTTTAGGTAAAGAGGCAACAACCTTTTTAGCCGCTTCAGCATTCTTTTTATAATCAGTTGCCATTTAAGATACCAATCCAAAATCTTGAAGAACCTTACGTGCAGTACCCATCAAACTATCTTGAGCATTCCTTGTATAATTCCAACGAGGGTCTTGACGTAACTGTTGTTGAAATTCCCACAACGGTTTTTGTTTAGGATTACCTTCATTATCTAAACCAGTTAAAGCCTGATTAATATAAAAATCATCAACATTAATAGCATCTGGGCTTAGTTCTAAAATTTGTGACATAGTTTGAATATATGGTGAAGCAAGGTCACGAACATTACGACCAGCATCAATCTGTTTAGCCAAAGTAGGATACTTAGATTTAGCCAATTCTTTAATATTTATATCATAGGTATCTTCTGATTCTTTACCAGATAATATACCTGCTACAGAATTTTTGTACCAATCTTCACTATATTGAATACCATAAGAACTAGCAAGTTCACGAAGTTTATTATAAGTACTACCAGCGGCACCTTTAGTATAATCAATTTCACCTTGGCGAACAATTTCGTAAGGAAGAACAGTAGCATTAATGTCACCTCTGGCATAAGCATTTGCTAAAGAATTAACCTTAGCCTCATCAAGAGTAACACCAAGTTGATTAGCAGAAATTCTTATAGCATCTTTAGATGATTTAATTTGTTTAGCAGAAACCCCGCCACCACCTGCTACACCGCCAACAGATGCAGGGTTAATAACAGCATCTTCCCAAGAAACTTGAGTTTTATCTGTAGTAATTTCAGGATTAGAACGAACATAGTTTTCGTAAGACGCTTTCTTAGCATCAGAAAATATTTTACCCGCTAAAGCAGCATTCATTTTACCAGTTTGACTTAAACCATATTTTGATTGATATTGTTTAACTTTTTCTGGAGGAAGATTATATAAAGTAACATTAGCAAATCTGTTACCGTCAACTACTTCTGATTTACCACCAGTTGTTTGAGGTAAAAGAAGTTGACCAGATTTTTTGTTAATAGTAAAAAGACCAAGATTATCTTCATCTTCAAGACTAATAGCACTATATTGAACACCAGCAATAGGTTGTTCTGGAATTTGACGTAAAGGAACACCACGGTTAATAGCACCAGGAGCACCAGGAACATCAGCAGTAATAGGTTTTATACTTGAAGGTGTACCAGTTGGAACTTGAAATGGTTCTTCTTCTTTTTGACCAGGAAGAGGTGCGTTAATATCTTCTTCTTGAAAACCAAATTCATCTGCTATATTTTTAATACCTTTGGCTATCCCTTTACCAATACCTTCTTTAGGGATACCAAGGAACTCTTGAACAGTTTCAGATTCTTTACGGCGTTTTTCATACGCACTAATACCAGCAGCAATAGGTTCTCTAACAATATCAACCTGTTTTGTAATTGGGTTTTTACCCTTTTTAAAAGAAGGATATTGTTTAACAAGTTCTTTTTCTTTTTCTCTAGGGATAGTGAGGTATCTCTCACCTCTTCTAGTGAAACGTTCAGCACCTTCAATATTTATTATCTCTGGAGGTAAAGTATTATCTTGAGCAAACCTAGCCTCGGTTGCACCAACACCAACCCACCTTTGAAGTTCTTCATCCCATATAAATGTTAAATTAGCCACTATTTATCCTACGCCACTTCTTCAGTTTGTATGATTTCTCTAATATCAGCCATAGGGTCTCCGTTAAGATACCTGTTAGCAAAGTCAGAAAAATAAGTATTGCTTTCAGTTAAAGCAAGAATAAGATTTTCATATTCTCGTCTAAGATTTTTACGTTGCGAACTACCAATTTTAGCATTTTGCCATTCAGAAAACAATCTATCTCTTTCTTGAACCCAAACAGAAACAGAAGTCCAAAGTTTCTTTTCAGCATCATTTTTAGAAATATCTTTAACAAACTGTTCATTAGATAGAGCAGTTTTAATAAGATTTAAACTTTCAGGAAAAGTGTTCTCAGAGTTACCAAAGGCTTCTTCCCAAGCACTGTTCTTAGAGTTTAACAAATTAATGTCAGCAATAAACTCTAAACGAATATCATTATTAGACTTAGCAGTAATAGATTTAAATCTTCTACCTGCTAAAGCAGCGTCACGTTTTTTAATAATAAGGTCATATTCACGCCAACCTTCTTTTTCTATCGCTTCACGTTCACGTTCAGCAAAAGTTTTAGTACCAGTACCAAGAGGTTCACCAGCAATAGTTTGAGTTCTTAAATAAGCACTAGCAGCCGGTGAGTATTCACCAGGAATAACAGGGTTAACAACCATACCAATAATAGGTAATCTGTTTGCTGGGGCATCCCCAACCCATTTTTCTAACCACTTGTAATCATCAAATCTACGAACTGCTTCTTGTTCAGGTGCAATACTTGTAGTAAACTTTGTACCAGAAACAAGAGTACGCATAGCCTCATTACCATACAGTGATATAAAATCTTGTGCTGCTGCTTGATAAGGTGCAATACCTGGTTTATCTGCTAACAGTACAGGATTGTTTGCATAATTCAATTCAAGTCTTTCAAACTCATTACGATAAAAAACAGTGTTAGGTTCAAATGTTAAACCAAGAGGACTTAAAAATCTTGTAACAAATCTCCATTGCATAAACTTAACAGTATCTTTAATTGATTCATCAAGTTGTGGTTCAGGAGAATCAGGATTATTTAATTCCCAATCAATACGTTTAGCAGTATGAATAGACCAAAGACTAGATGCCACAGCATCAGAACTAAACTTTAAATCTTTACCTGTAATTTGTGTTTTGATGGCTTGTGCTAAAGATGATGCTGAACCTGGAATAAATGTTTGTTCAATAACATTACTTGCAAAACCTAAACCAATATCAAAAGCAGTTTTACCTTGAGTTTCTCTAGCCTCTGGAACAACACCTCTAGGAACACCACCAAATATTAAACGATTGTAGGCTTTCTCACCCATAAAATCTTTTAATGTTGTTTCAAGACTTGGTGTTGTTTGAATTATAGTATTAATACTTGCTTGACCAATCCAGTTAGGTGCTGGTCCGTTAACAAGAAAGTTAACTTGGTCAACATTCATTTTAACAGTAAATGCTCTAGTTTTTTGGTTAGGTTTATTAAAGAAAGGAATAGTTAAATAAGCAGCCTTGCCACCTTTTCTGGCTTCTTCAGGACTTATTTTATTTCCATCTTCATCAACAACCATTCCCACAGCCCAAGGTGACGTACGTAGTTGTTCTAGTAAAGCAAAGTTGTATGGGTTATTGTAACCTTGTCTTGTCCAAAATTTAACTGAGTTAAACATAGCAGTAGGGAAACCAAGAAGGAAACGTGAATAGTATTGAATATTGTTCATACGTCTAATTGAATAAAATGTTTCTCTTACCTGTTTTAAAGCATATTCCTGTGCGGCTGGACGTATTGTGTTTGTCCACAATTCCATAGTAATTGGAATACCTTGTTTTTTGTATCCATCAACCATTGTTTTAACCATTTGTGTACCGTAGTATCTACCAAATTGGTTACGAAACAAAAGCACTTCAGGTTTAGCAATAGCATCAAAACCTCTATTAATTAACCCTTGTGCTGATTTACTTGCTCTTGAAAATGGTTCATCTAAACCAGGAAGTCTATTTGTAGCAACATTAAGAGCAGGAAGTTTCATACCCTTAGTCATTTTTTCTGCAAGTTTAACAGTAAAAACTTCATCCATTGCAGCAATACTTTTTTGTAATGCTTTATCTGGTATTAAACTATTGATTTCTTTTCGGTATCTTTCAACAAGTTTTAAAAGATTAGCATTAGATAAATCTTCTAAACCTAATTGTTTACCTGAAGTTATTAAACCCTTGGTCGCTAAGTCTTCTTCAATAAGACGATATGCTATAGAAAATCTACCATTAGCATCTAAATCTCTTCTAAGGTAAGAAACAATTTCGTCATTACCCGCTCCACGCATAATACGTTGACCAACAGTATCGTTTTTTAATTGGTAAACTCTACCAGTATATGTAGTCCAATAATCTTTAAGTAAACCTTTTTGAGTAGAGTTATTAGGGTCTACAAGTACTTCAGAAAGTTTTTTAACTTTAGCATCAATAGCGGCTTTAGGATTTGTTATGTTTGCTAAGTTTGCTGCAGCACCCCATTCTACTGCTAAAGCATTACCACCAGGGGTGTCTTGCCCAATAATATCTAATTTTTTAGAAACAACTTCACCAGTAACATCATCTAAAATATCAAAACTTTGAATACGTTCACGGTACATTCTTGGTAATGTAACAGCGTGAGTAATACCAAGTAAACGCATAAAAGGTTCAAAGATAGAGTTTTTAGGAATATAACCAGGACGGATAAGAACTGCTGCAGAAAAAGCACGTTCAAAAGAATCAAACACTGCAGGTATACTTTGAAGTTTACCTCTTACCATAGTGCTAAGACTTGCACCGTATTGTGCACGCATTTCTTGTTCAAGAAGATTTAAATCAAGCATAGGTTTAGAACCTTGTAATTTAAACTTTAAAGTTTCATTAACAGCAATAACTTCTTTACTACCAAGTTCTTCAGCAACTAAACCGTTCTCAGTGTTTCTAGCCCTATTAATAATGTTATCTCTTTTAGCCTGAACAAGAGCCATAGCCTGGGCAGTATCTAAAACTTCTGTGCGTTTCATTTCTTGAGCAATAGTTGCAGCCATTCTTTGTGCAATATTTTTTTCAATAGCATCAATGGCTAAATCTTTTTGTGGTTCGTTAACTGCATCAGACCAAATTTTTAATTGTTCTTTACGAAAATCTGAGGTTTTAACACCATTAATATTAACTTCTTTACGAAGAAGTTTATTTGACAAAATAACAGCACTTAATTCTTCAAGGCCATCTAAAGCATTTGGATAAGTATAATCTAAATAACCACGTGGTTTTAATCTTAAAGCATTAAGAGATAATATTCTAAAAGGTCTTACAGCGCCGCCACCTATAATAGATTCATCTATGCCACCTTTGGCACCAATTAATCTATCAACTTTCCAACCAGTTACGTTTTGTTCTAACTTTTGTACAAAACTAAATTTTGCTGGAGACCAAGATAAAACATTTGCTTCACCAGATAGTTTTCTTGTATACCAGTTTTGATAATCATTTTGTAAACGTGGGTCGTTTTTAATAATATCTTGAAGAACACTGTTAAGTTTTTGTGATTCAGTAGCATTATCAAGAAGTTTAGTGTTTTGGTTAATTTCGTCTATATTATCAAATATTGTAAGTTGAATAGATTCTTTTGATGATTCTATACTATCAGCAATAGCAGGTCTTTCAGCCTGTAAACGTTTTAAAGCATTAACACTACCATACTCTGCAAGAATAATATCACTTTTTTCTGCAGGAGTTTTAGCAGCAAGAAGTAAGTCTTTTAAAAATAAAGGATTAGATGAGTTGTAAACTGAAGGTACTGCAAGCATTTCAAAACCATCTTTGGCTTTTAAAGTGCTTAAAACATCTTCAGTAATACCGTTAATAGCGGTAGCATTGTCAATACCAATGCCATTATCTAATTGGTTTTGAAGATTAATTAAACCTTCTTTTGCTTCTTTTTCAAGTTGTTCAACAACTTCAGCAGGTTTCTTTAAATCTCTTGCCAAACCAGTTTTAATTTTAGTAAATCTTGTAGCAGCACCAACACCTTTACCACCAATAAAAACTTCTAAACCAATATCTGTTAAACCAGTAATGAATTGATAAAAAGGACTTTCTTGTGCTTCTTGACGTTGTTCTTCATCAAGAATATCGTAATCAGGGTTAAGCAATGGTAAGAAATCATAAGTTTTTTCAACAGCCTTTTTACCACCAACTGCTTCAGCAACTCCACCAATAAAACCACGAACTGGTCGTAAAGCGGTTTGAGAAAGATTAAATGCTGTTGCTTCACCGTAAGATATACGGTCAGTAGCCTTATATATTTCTTTAGGAGAAATAATTTCACCACGGGCAGCGTATCCTGATTGCAATGCTGCAGCACCTATTGGGTCTCTAACAACAGTTTCAAATGCTTTATCTGCTGCCATCATAGGTTTTGCTAATGGTTCTAAAACTTCTAACACTCCAGGTGCAAGTTTTTCTGTAAGAAAATCACCAATAGCAGCAGTAGGTTTAGTTGACGTTAACCAGTCAGTTAAAGCACCCAATACTATTCGCCGTCCTTTTTAGTCAATAAAGATAATAATTCATCAAACTCTTCAACGGTATAATCTGGGATACGTGCTAAATCAAAAGCAACGGCTCCCATAGGATAACCAAGAGTTTGAAGTGCCATATCAAGTTTTTCAGAAAATTCACTCATTACGCAATGCTCTTCAAATATTGTATAAACCCACGAAATGTTGTGGAAGAAGATGGGTCATTAGCCATTGATTCTAATGATGGTAAAAATTCTAAAAGTTTACGGTTGTCTTCAATTAGTTGTGTTTCAAATTTTTGGGAAACAGTTGGACCAAGTGCATCCATTCCTGGACCAGGACCTAATGGTGCACCAGATGTTACTGGTTCGTTTGGTCGTGCTGATGGTTCATTTAAACCAATAACGGGTTGTGAGGCTGCGGCTGATGCGAGGCCCGAAGGCATACCTGATTGTTCAATACTCGGAGCCGCAGCCAAAGGAGCAGATTGTTGCGTTTGCATCAATGCCTGTCCTTCTCCATAAGGGAGACCTGGAACGTACTTGGCTGCTTGTGTAGCGTCACCGCTTTGACCATTACCACCACGCGCATTAACATTCATTGGATTGTTTTGCGGTGCTGTTGGTCTCATTCCACCTCTTGCCATTATTTATACGTCCTTAAATTAATTGTTTACTTACCAGCGCGTTTTGGTGCTGAAGTACCACGTGTACCAGATGGTTGTTTGCCAAACATAATTGTTGACGCACCTGGTTTTGCAATGCTTGGAACACCAGATTTTTTAACTGGTTGTTCGTATGCTTTTC